CAATTAATTACATTTAATTACAATTAATTACATTTAATTACAATTAATTACATTTAATTACAATTAATTACATTTAATTACAATTAATTACATTTAATTACAATTAATTACATTTAATTACAATTAAATCCAATTTTACAGATTATATATATATTATATATATTATATAATGCCCCTCAAACAAACATTTGGATCAAGAGCCCAAGTTATGCACGGAAACGCCACGAAAACCAATGGTGGATTAACCAAATCACAACTCAAATACAATAAACAAGGAAAGATTGTTAGCAAGAAGGCATCAACACTTGCTAAGAAGAATAACAGATTGGTTAAAGCGGGATATGTTACTAGAAAAGGTGAATTTGGTATTAGTGGTAATATGAGGGGGGGGCGGGTGAAGGTCCTTTCGGTCATACCGAATTCCTATCCCCACGTAAGTTTGTAAATAAGATCGCAAACGCACGAGTAACAGCAAACGCACAAGTAGCAGCAGCAAAAGCACGAGCAAACGCACAAGTAGCAGCAGCAAAAGCACGAGCAAACGCACAAGTAGCAGCAATTTTAAATCGTCAAACTGCTATAAATACATATATTAATACCAATAGTGTCAACGATCATAATAATGTTTCATTTGGAGATGGAATGGAACTACCTAATTTTGAGTCATTATGTACTACAATAAACCATTTTAAAAATAAACAAATATACTTAAATGCGTCAAAAACCGACATTAAATTAGAAAATAAAGTATTTATTATTATATGCGATAAAGGAGGGATATTTACACGTGATAAGAAGAATTATAATATTGTTTTAATAAGAAAAGAAAGATATAGAGCTAATCAAAGTCGCCTTTGTCAAAAATTATTTAAATTTCCAATTAAATCTGTTAAATCGTTAGATGAATTTGAATCGGGATTATATAATAAATTAGACACCCAGTTTGGTATGATTATGGGCAAAGATGTTATTATTAAAATCACAAAATGTGGTAGGGGTCTGTCAAACAGAACCATTCGTTCTACATTAAAAGGCATGGAGAATAATGCAACCCGTCATACAACCAGTAATGCAAACGCACAAGCAGCAGCAAACGCACAAGCAGCAGCAAACGCACAAGCAGCAGCAAACGCACAACCAGCTATAAATACATATATTAATAGCAATAATGGTTCATTTGGATTTGGAGATGGAATGGAACTACCTAATGTTGATTCATTATGTGCTACAATAAACCATTTTAAAAATAAACAAAAACACTTAAATGCGTTAAAAAACGATATTAAATTAGAAAATAAAGTATTTATTATTATATGCGATAAAGGAGGGATATTTACACGTGATAATAATAATTATAATATTGTTTTAATAAGAAAAGAAAGATATGGAGCTAATCAAAGTCACCCTCTCCAAAAATTATTTAAATTACCAATTTACTCTGTTAATACGTTAGACAATTTGGAAACGGAATTATATGATAAATTAGACACCCGGTTTGGTATGATTATGGGCAAAGATGTTATTATTAAAATCACAAAATGTGGTAGGGCTCTGTCAAACAGAACCCTTAGTTCTACATTAAAAGGCATGGGGAATACTTCTCGGGTTTTAGAACGTAATGCTGGCAGAAAACAGTTAAATCCTCGTAAATCACCGTTATTTAGAATAAATGGTCCTGGATTAAATGGTCCTGGATTAAATGATCAGGATGAAAATGATGACAATTTATTTAGACCTAATATACCTAATGAAATACAAGTAGATCCAACCCGAACATATCAAGGTGTAAACTACCATGAGAACATACTACGAAACCAACAACGGAAACAACAACGGAAACAACAACGGAAACAACAAGAACAACGAAAATAACAATGAGAACATAAAAAAAACTCCTAACCCTCCACAATAACCTCCTCATCCATCTTACATTTAATAAATACCAAATTATCTTTGTCCTTTTCTGTTCCTAATTGACATGGTTCTATGATCGACCATTTAGTATCGAGTGGTAATAACCCCAGTGTCATATAGACGAATGACACTAATGCCGAACAGAAGAATGTATTTTCATTTTGGAGATTACCAATTTCCAATTTGTATTTAGCACGAACCCAGTGAAGTGGATTATCATCATATGGTTTATCGTGGATTATGGTATGGGCGTGTGTTAATTTCTTATAGAATTCCTCATTTCTGTTACAATGTAATTTTCTATAATATATCGTCCCACCATTATCTTTTAAAACATCTTCTAACTTGCGAATTTGAACGCCGAATTTAACTTTGTTTTGCTCTGCGTCTGGAATATGATCTAATCCAGTTGATTCTAAAAAATAAAGCCCTTCATCCTTAAATGATCCAAAATCAGGGTCTTTTATTATAATCCCGCAATGAGAATAACTACTTGATGTGAAATATTCAATAAATCGACTGAGGAAACTCCTATATTTGAATAATAACATATCGCCGGTTTCAAAAGTATCAGTATTAATATTTCCTAATAACATATAATATTTATTATATTATAATTTTAAAAATTGGTTAACTTGGTTAAATAAATAATTATTATATCATGTTTATCGAAAGATCTAATTACTTATATAAAGTATTTACTATATCATATAAGTAATACCAAAATTAATAACAAACGTAAAATGAATTATATGTCACAGCACGATAGAAAATTTGATACGGATAATATTGTGATTCCGTATTTATGCATTATCACCGTAGTTTTTGTTTATATGATATGGCAATGTCGTCGAACACCAGAAACTAGAAAATATCACACGGAACTATATATGAAAGTATAACTGTTATTCTAAACAGATTTACCAGTTGGAAATGACGATATACCCCGTGACATTTCGAATAACCACGCATTTTCACCTTTATTACGTGGTATAGAAGCAATGGTTGGGTTATAATTAGGTTGAATTGGCATTTTAGTATGGGACCATTGTTTACCTGGACACGCATTCGATGTTATTGCAATTGGTGTATATATACCATTTTCATTCCATTCCCAACTATATTCGGAACAAGGCCATTGTTCACGATTTTTGGGCATTGAATTTAATGGTATCCATTTATTTCTTATTTTTGATTTTTCTATATATGGGGTGTGTTTTTTATTAACCCATGTATGATCTAATATTTTATCTTTAATAGCATTAACCTCCACACTGAGACATTTGCGGTTTGGATTAATAACAAGTGAACTATTAAGAACTTCGAGTGTATTAATATACATATATTTGGGCTTTAATCTATCAGGAACACGAATTGAACTATTTCCTATAACATCACATGCAGTTGGTATAACTTCTGTGGGTAATGGAATTCGTTGTCCACGCGATGGAATACCAATATTATAAACAGGGAATATAGAACCGAATACATCATATAACTTATTCTGTTTAATAAATTTCTTATAATTTTCATCTGGAAAAACAACAACATTGACCTTCACGTGAAGCATAATAAGAGTGTTTACATCTTCAAGGAACATGTCATATACATAGTTATATATATTTCGCCGGTCTTTAAGAATTGTTATATTACCATATGTCGTGTGGACAAAATTGAACTTATTGGATTTATTCAATATGTGAACAACTAATTCAGTAATTGGTTTAACATCATCCTTTAAATATTCATCCGTTGTTCCTGGAATATATTTACTGACAATACATGGAGATTTAAGAACGAGTTTTTTTTTCTGAGACGCATTTTTCATAATACCTAGCAGTGAACGTGTAAGGTATTGAGTAGTATTCTCGCTATCTAAATCAATTGACTTACCGAATAACTTGAGAATATTGAATTTTTCGAAAAACTTACTCGTAGCACCGCATTTTGTTAAGACTATATATATGACAATAAGGATAATTAAAAGAAAAAGAGCAGGTGAAAAATTCTTATTCATTATTATTAACATAATATAATATATTATTTACGTGTAATGTTATTTTATTGATATAATGATTATATATCCCCAGAATAAGGGTTGGTCCCACTCGAGACTGAATACGAACGTGATGCAGTTTTACACCATGTGAAAAACTCTATTTAAAAATCTTACTAATCTTTTTCTTTTTATTTTCACGGTCGCATCTCAAATAGTATTCTTGAATGTTAGCATCATAGTTTATAATTGAAACATCGTAAATCCGTGCGTATTCTTCATTATAATTAATATATTTCTTCTTATCCAATTTCCCATCTTTAATCATTCCAATCAATCGTGTATGTAACTGTTCTGGGAAATTTGTATAATCCGTTTTTGTCATATATTCTTCGAATTTTGTGAGTTTAACATCAATCTCTAAATTCTTCCATAGAACAATTTCTATTTTATTTTCTTCATCGCTTACTATCTTTTCGGGTACAATATCTTCGTCAATATTTAGTGCGGTTGTTATTTGTTGTTTTTTCATTTTATCAACTGTAATCTTACCAAGTTGTTTCTGTTTTGACATACGATGTTCAAGTAATTTAATATCTGGTTCATACGTACTGATCTTTGCAACTGTTTGTTTTGTTCGCACAATTGTTTCAATCGAATATTCACTGTATACTTGCTTATTAATTAAATCAATGCGAGATTTAATATCATTGAATACTTCTTCTTCGTTCATTATATATATTATATGTCTTATATATTTAAATCAATTTTAAATCAAAAACAAAATCGGTAACCGTTCAAACACCTGATGTACAACTGTAAATTAAATATTTATAAAATTCAATAAATTAACATTACCAAATTATGGTTTAATTATAACTGTGGTGTTCCAACCGCTACATCTTTTTTACAAATTGGACATTTAATATTATATTTTGTTAACCACTTATTAATACACGTTTTGTGAAATACATGACAGCAATCAGTATATAACACATCGTCATTTTCTTCAAATGTATCAATACATATACTACATTCTGTCATCAACCCATGTTTAATAGTTTCCTTTAATTCTTTATAAGTAATGTAACTTAACTTATCAACTTCTTCTTGTGAAACAATAACTTTAACATCTTCTTGTTCTACATCACTTGTCATTGTATCAATGTAAGGTTGCAATAATGTAGATGGTTGTACCGGGGTGGTTGTTAAGTACCCATTATCTCTTACATGTCTATAATTATATATTGAATAATATGTTTGTGGTGTTATATCTGTGTTATAAATACTCCTATAAAGGTCAGAAACACTATTTATTGTAAGCGCGGCGGTGGTTGATGGCATTGTTGCGTCTGATGATATTGTTGCGTCTGGTGGTATTGTTGCATCTGATGATATTGTTGCGATTACATTATCATCGGTTTCAGCAATTACCAATATATCATCGGAGGGTGTAGTCGTCACAGGTACCGATGTAGTAACTTCTTGTGTAGTAACTTCTTGTGTAGATGGCGTTATTTGATCAACCGATGTAGTAACTTCTTGTGTAGTAACTTCT